CTGATGTCAGGCTTCGTGGTTCATATTCACGATGCACCAGATACATCTCGTCGCCGTTTTGCGAGTACTGCACGCGAGCCAGATCAGCCGCAGCGTATGGCGTCGTGATCGAGTAAATCTCTTCGATCGTTCCGCCAGACGTGTACGCGCCGAAGCTCGTCGAGTTCACATTTGCGCCGTCCATGTAATCAAGCTCGAATGTGTTGGCACCTGTATTGACGTTGGCCACCTTAAACGTGCGGCCATTCAAGAACGTGCCGATCGCGCCGACGATGCCTGAGATATAGATCACATCACCATTCGCGTATGTATCCGTTCCGGAATATGTCACGACACACGGATTCGCATTCGTGATTCCGGTGATCGCTTGGCTCGACGCCTTCACATACTCGCCATCTTTGATGACGCGCATGATCTGATCGCCGAATTCGAGCATGTAGTTCGTCGTGTCGCTCACAACAAACGGAATCAGTCTCACCACGCTGGACGAGTCTTCGACTTCGCCCACGAACACACTGCCAGGGCGATTCGTAAAACCGCCGTACCGCAAGACGTATCCGTTTCGCGCCTTGCGAAGACCAGTGGCGTACTTGGTGAGATCAGTTCGAGCGTAAAGACCAGGCGATAACTCACCGCCTGCAAAGCTACGAAGAGTGAATGACGGCATCTGTTACCCCATTCTTGCGCGAATGTACTCGCTCTCTGGGTCGACTTCTTGTTGCTGTTCGTTCTGCGAGTTTGCCGCTGCCTTCGTGAGCGCGATCTCATACAGCTGCCGCGCTCGTTGTCCGAGACGGAACTGATCGCCACCTGTCAGCTTCGGTGCAATCACCGCAGCGATGTGAAGCGAGAGCGCCATCACATAATCGGGTGGGTACTGTGACTCATCATCAAGGTCGACTGTGTATTGAAGAACGGCCTCGCTCTGATCGGTCAAGATCACCAGGCCATCGTCGTCACGCACGATCTTGTATGGCACGCGCTGCCCGGCAGCCTCGTTGCGAATGCCAGATACTATGCGTTGAATACTGAGGCAGTCGGTCGGGTAGCGATACGCATACGCCCACTCGTCCTCGTTTGGACTCTCGTCGAGAAGATTAAGCTCTGCGATCTTCGTGGCGAATGGCCACGGAAAGTCGCGAAGAGTCTGAGTCCTAATCGTTTCGTAAAACCTGCGGCACACAATGGCTTCAGCTGAACGCTCGGTTTCGAGATCGCCGATCTCTTTCGTTGAGCCAAGGTGCCCAAGCGCCATGTTGCAGATGACTGTATCTGTCGCCATGCCTACCTCATAAAAGGCGGGGAGCTGTTAACTCCCCGCTGATTCTCAGATCACTTCTGAGTCGGCGATTGTCTTCGCCGCTTTACTCGGCTTTTCCTTCACCGCTTCGGACTTCGCCGCCTCGACCTTCTCCATCCAGCTCGCAGAGAAGTGAACCTCACTTGCAAGCTCGAAGATTTGTCCAGGCTGAATCCGTCGCGACTTGTACCATCCGAGACGTTTCGCTTTCACCTTCATACGTCACCCCTCAGTTGTTAGCTGATAGTGATCGCGTCAGGATACTGGACATACCTATCGACGAACGATTGCGGAACCAGATGCGCCGTCACAGTCACGCTGGGTGTTGTTCCAGCGAGCGTGAAGTTCAAGCGAGAGTATCGCTCAAACGCTGTATTCGGCGGAACCGAAATGACGTAACGAGTACCAGCAGCGTCGCCGCGAGTGATCGTTGCTGTTCCGATTGTGGTCGGCGACGAGAAACCAGCGTTGTCATCTGTCTGCAACGCAACAGAATACGTCTCGTCAGAGTTGCCAGCGTCAGCCGCGACATCGAGAAGAATCTCGACGACCATCGGCTCACCCATACCAAGATTGCGATCGGACCCGTGGTCGATCAAGTCTGTCGATGCGCCAGTCGAAGTAAGCGCCTGTGCATCGCTGTATGTGTTAAATTTATCCACGATCATTTGAAACTCCTTTATTCGTTATTTGCCTTACGACACTGTTGCTTCTGTTTCGAGAAGCGCGTCGACGATGCGGATCGGAATACCACGGAATGTAGGCACCACTTTGCCATCCACGTCTGCGTACACCAAGCCGCCGCCAGTGATAACATCATCACGACGTTGAATGTCGAGCATTTGGAACACAGTGCGGTTCATATAGAACGCAGCGCGACCAGCGCCCAAGTTCGGAATGCGATGGATCGCTTTAATCATCAGCTCGATCAGATCAGCTGCCGAAGATTTCGCGACCAGGTTTGAGATGTCGATGTTGGCGATACGAACAACATAGCGCCAGTCACGAACGCTCAGACCACACTTCCACTGCCAATGATCCTGGTACGCACGCATGCGGTTTCCAGCCACGCCAGCAGTCGTTTCAACAGTCACAAGACCGAGGTCTTCGTGCTGAAGACCAGCCTTCGACCCCTTCGGGAAGAGACCATGCACAGTCTGGCCACCCCACAAGCAGAGATAGATCGACGAGTTATCGGAACCACTACCGCTGCCAGAGATACAGTTCTGTCCAAGCGCAGCGTAACGCTGAGCCAGGCCGTTAAACTCTTCCGGCGCAGTCGATGCGTTGCCATAGATCATGGTCGACTGCATCTCTTGCGACATCGCTTCGATGAAAGCAGATGCTTCCGACAAGCGGAACTCAGCAGTGTTGCCATTCAACTCAGCCAAGTCCTTGTCGACTTCGCAGTACGCTTCGAGCATACCGCACTGCTCGTCCACCTGAGCTGTGGTCGACTTCGAAGGCGCAACACCTTCGTTTAATCGACGCCAGCTGACAGACGGAAGACCTGTGCGGACAGTCGTGCGATGACCTGTCGGCAGGTTTCCTTCGACGAACAACATGTCGTCGAGCATCTGGTTTGTTTGCGACAACAGTTCCACGACCATCGGAACCTTGCCATCCGGATCAAGACGCTTCGCCCAATCTGCGAGCGTCAATGCGTTTGCACCAATCGTTGCCATTTGAATCTCCTTTTAAGTTATGACTTTCCGTAAAATGCTTCAGCTGCCGATTTCTTGGGCTGTGCCTGAGCGCCAGTCACAAGTTTATCGTCAGCCATTTGCTTGCCGATTCGGTAGAACACACGAACAAGCTCAGGGTGATTCCCTAAACCTGTGGTCTCTAAGATCGACACGAACTCATCGGATGCGAATGCTTTCATCGCTCGGTGTGCGATCTCGACGTTACCCTTGAACGCCTCGCCGCCGATCTCTTTGTCCGTCTGGACTGCTGAGACCCACTTTGCTTTGGTCGCCTCGTACTCGCTTGCGAGCTTCGTGGCATACGCACTGGCTGCTGCGTGCTGCTTCTCGACAATTGCCTGTGCGATCTCTGGCGAGATTCCCTTCTCTTTCGCGAAGGCTTCAACCTCGGCAAGAACGCTGGCATCGAGAGGTGAGCCGTCTGGAATCTTCAGCTCGTACTTAACGTCGGGCTTTTGTTCCGGTGGCTTCTGCTCAGTCGCCTGTGCATTCGCTGATTCGTTCGGGGTGGGTTGCTGTGCTGGCGCTGCGCTTGCGGTCAACACTGTATTGCCCTGCGGTGCTTCAGCGGCGCTCGGTGTACCTGTAGCCGCTGGATTCGCTTCACTCATTCTCAACTCCTTTTCTGTTTTCTTGCATCAACAAAATGAATCCGTCTGGGTCTGCCTCGGTAATATCAGCGAGCATCTTCAGACCAACGTCTCGTCGACCCTCTCGAAAGAACGTCTCGCTCGAGCCTGTGAAGCTCAGCTGATACACGCCTGTATAGGTGAGGTATCGCCAGAAAAGACGGCGACCAGCTGGCAAAGAGAGCAGCTCACGGAGATCGGCCAGTTCTTGCTTGCGTGAGAAACGAGCATTCAGCTCGCGCTCTTTAATCGCGGCCTCATCAGCAGCATTCGACTTTCGACTCATCGTCTCGTCCTTCGACGCAAGAGCGGGTAAGGAAAGCTCGCTGGTTCATCAATGACAGTGAACTCTGTTGTGGGCGGAAAGTACCCACCAGTGAACATCGTCTTTGGAAAGTACCCAGCTGGAAACATCAGTCGCTCACGTCGTATGTAACGCTAGTCCGATTTCCGTTTGAGTCAACAGTCGCGATGATCCGGTTCTTGTCATCAGTCACATTTCTAATTGTGATCGTGGTCGTGCCTGCACCGCTGATCTTGCCACCAAGAGATGACAGCATCAGACGCAATGCTTCACGAAGAGAGTACCCTGTCTCGATGTCGTTCTCATCTAGCAGTGCTGCGGCCAAACCTTCGGGACTGAGTGGCGTTGCACCGCCTGCGGTCATTTCAATGTTAGCCAGAGCCGACATCACGACAGACGGCGATAGCGTAATCGTGCCGGACACCTCTGCGGGAATGATACCGCCAAGCTGCGCCACCGATACAGAGATCGCCATTGATGACGAGGCTTCCATCTGCACGCCTGCGCTCAGCTGCGCCGAAGCAACAGCCAAGCTCATCGTGCCACTCGCGATCATAGCGATGATCTGGTCTAGGTCTGCGTTGACCACCGAGATCGCAGAGCTTGCTGTGAGTTCGAGGTTTCTGCCCATCTTGGCATCGGCCTCGACCCACGTCAGTTCCATGCGGCTCGTGCGGTACGACGACATGCCGCCAGGCTTAAGCGGCAAAAGCAGCGCACCCATGTTGTATCCATTAGGCACGCCAGACTTATCGCTGATGTCTGACTGCTCATCGACGTACAGGTTTATCAGAAGGTCTTTGCGCTTACGCGACCACGCCTCGGCCCCACCAGCGGCAATCCCGCCAATGTACCCCTGAGCGTTGAATCGGTTTGTACGCAAAGCCATCAATTACCCCCACACAAATTCGAGTGATCCAGAGATGATCGAGCCGTTGGCTGCGGCACCTGCTGGCTGATAAAGAAGGTTCAAACATGCGCCGTCCTGAATCTGTGGAAGACTCGGAACTGCGCTTAAGAAGTCCACGATCACAGGCACGTTTGCCGTCGTCAGCGGAATCTCAACGAGAGGTTGGCAGATCACCAAGCACATCGTACCAGTGGTCGCGTGTGGCGTCGTCACTGTCACAGACTGCACCGACTGCACGCCTGTATCACCAGACTGAAGCGGCAAGAATGGACCACGATTGTTTGCCGCTGTACCTGAATGCGGGAATCGACCAATACCAACCGACGCAACAAACGCAGTCGTAGCACCAAGCGCCCGACCCGTGTCAGTTCCGCCAGTGTTCTGGCGCGTGTAGCTCATCGCCACTGTCGGGGTGTTCGTACCAGACGCAACAGTATGCACAAGGTACATTCTGTTTCCCTGGCCAGTCGTGTACCGCGACAGCGATGAAGAGTTCGTGAGCGTTTGAAGAGACGCAGATGTCGACGAGATGCCTGGATAATACAGAAGCGTATCGACAAGCAGCAGTGTTCCAGGTGATGCCGTCGCTGTGTTGCTGACTGCCACAGCTTTGAGCAAATGCTTTGTGTCTAAGCTGACGTTGCCGCCGTGATAAATGCCCCACCCTGTCGTCTCGGTCGGGACTTGTGATGTCAGTGCGGTGCCTGTGTATGTGTTGGCTACGGGCGAACCGGACAAGATTGAGAGATCGTACCATGCACCAGCGACATAAGCGCCGTTGGCCACAGTCTTGTTGAAGTCAGCTCGCCATCGTTTGCCAGCTGTCAGCTCAGAAACCAGATCATCAAGCGATGAGAAGCCCATATCATCTCCATGTGGTGACGAGCATTCCGCTCAGCACTGCTGCCGAAAGACTCGCGTTTGGTAAGCAAATAAAATTTAAGTACGCGCCGTCTTCAATGACCGCGCCGTTCATCTGATCGTAAAAGTTCTCAAGCTGCGATGGCGTGTTGAATGTCGCCGTCACTTCTTCGATGCCGATCTCAAACAAAGGCTTCACCAAGACCAGCGATAAGATGCCGCCGTTTGGTGATGTGAACGTGATCGACTCTACAGATCTGATGCCGTAGTCGCCAGATTGCAGCGGAATAAACGGACCAGAGCCGTCGACCTGAGTACCAGAGTTCACGATTGTTGCCGCAAGAGCTGCCGTGTTTGTGGTCACGAGTGGCGATACACAACCTGTGGTGCCGTCTTGATTCGTGTATTGAATCTGAAACGTGACGTTGCCAGTGTATGAACCCTGACTCACAAGCATTGCCTGAACGCCTTTGCCATCAGTAGAGCGCGACAGGCTCACGCTGTTTGTGAATGTCTGTGTTGCTGTATCGTCGCCGTCGATAAACGGATAATACAGCAGGTAATCACAAAGCATCAGCGTGCTTGACTGAAATGCGGTACTTGGCGAGTACACCAAGAGTTTTTTCACGAATTTGCGATCCGGCGAAACCGAACCGCCGTTATCAATTCCCTTCGTGGCCGACAGCGTGGCCGACACCAAAGGCTCAGTCGCATAAAAGTTCGCGGGCGGATTGCCAGGCGAGTACGAAAGATCGCACCACACTCCGGCGACAGTGGCGTTCGAGACGACCTTACGAAACGATGCGTGCCAGAACTTGCCGTCTGACTGCATCGAATCCTTGATCGCTCGGAAGCCAGTGAATCCAGCCACGCATCAATCCAATGTAAACGACAGTGCGCCAGCCGCGAACTGAGGCTGAACACCAGTAGTGACTGTGATCGACGACGACAGTGCGCCGTACACGATCACGTTGCCAGCACCAGATGCGCTGTCCACGATTGCCGCATGAGTGATGACGTTCGACCCAGAGGTACAAGCGTTAAACTGCTCAAGGTTCGCGTTCTCAACGCTGTTGCCGCTAACAGTAAAGTCGCTTGCTCGAGTCAACACCACGCGGGCATAACCGCCATACGTCGCCTCGTTCGTGGTCGCCGATCCAGCTTCACCTGGTGATGCGGTGTATAGCGCAAGCCACAGGTTCGTGTTGCCGTTCCAAGGTAAAGCGGTGCCAATAAACACCTGCTGAAGAACATCTTCTTCTGTCGAGTTCGAGAAGCTCATTGTGCAATCCTCTCTTTAATGCGTGCGAGTTCACTCTTAACCGCAGCAAGCTGCTCGAGTGATGCGACAAGATCAACCTTCACAGCCTGGTGCTCGGCCTTAATCTTTGCCAGTTCTTCTTTGGCCTTTTCCATTTCAGCAATAGCCGCAGCTTTGATGCCGAACGCCTCGGCCATTGCCGCTTGCTTTACTGCTGCTGCATCGTGCATGGCCTTCTCTTTAATAAACTCAGCCTGAGCGTG